AACAGAGATATGTATTACAACGGAAATGGAGCAAAACAATGATAGAGGCTGTTGTAGGATTATTAATGTTTGTATCAGGAGATATTAAAGAAGCACGTATACAAGAGTCGATGGGAACTTGTTTGAAGCACAAGCGTGAGGCGGAGAGACAGTACAGTAAAAATGTAAGATATCAATGCTGGTCTGGTGAGGCTGAAATCGAGTTAAATATTGACGGCTCAAAGTCAATCAAAAAAATTCACATAAAATGAAAATAGCTCTAGTTATGGTTATATGCAGCCAAGTAGCTGGAGATTGTATGAAACCACACTTTTTAAAACATTATGATACTTTTTCAGATTGTTTAATTGGTGGTTATGAGGCATCAATTGAAAAAATTAATGAAATTGGAAAAGAAGAAGTTAATAAATATAAAGTAGTAGTAAAATTTAATTGTTATAATGATACTTCTACTTTACAAGAGGGCGCATAGAAATGGAAATAATTTGTTATATTTTTATTATGCTTTGGTTAATGGGCGTTTCTAACTAATGGACATAGTTATTCCGATAAATACAATCCTTGCAGGGATTGTTGTAGCTTTTTTAATTTACTATAGTTTATCGGATAAATGAAAAATAAATTATTAGTACATAAACATTTAATTATAAGAGCAGAAGCAAAAGCTCCACCAACTGATGAAGATCAGTTAAAAGAATGGATGCTTAAATTTATTGAATCTATAGATATGAAAGTGTTTATGGGTCCCTATGTGAAATATTGTAACATGCCCGGTAATAGAGGTATTACGGCTGTTGCTATAATAGAAACATCACATATTGCAATGCATATTTGGGATGAACCACAACCAGCATTAATGCAATTTGATGTATACTCTTGTGGTGATTTGAATGAGAAGGATATTTGTAATAAAATAACTAAAGACTTTAATATAAAAAAAATAGAGTATAAATATTTAAATAGGGAAACAGGATTACATGTCATATCTTAATGCAAATGTTCCTCCTATTTATTGTAAAGTAAGAAAAGAGTATCTTTATGATATGGATAAAAAATACATTAACGAAGATGAAGAATGCGTTATTTTTGCAATCACATCCATACCTGGACGTGCGATCCTTTTTAACATCATGCTATCAAATGGTGCGTGTTATTGGAGGTTGCCTATCTCAGCGTTTTTCCAAAAACGTTATGATAGAGCCGAAGTGCCAGATATGCAAATACACGAGCTCGAGCTGTGGAACAGTTTTAGTTATTACCCTTGTGTTTCTACTTTTGATTGGTTAATAGGTGAAAATGCGCAATATATGGGAATCGATAAAAAATTACGGAGAGGAAGTTATTTATTTACCGTGGATTGGGCTCATCCAGATCCCAATATCTTGGACGTGGAGCATTCTGAAATACCTCAAGAACATAAGTGTGCACATATACTGGCACTTGATAACGGCAATTATGCAGCTCAGCCTAATAATCGTTTGTTGTGGAGCGTTTCTAGCTATACTTCTTTCAAGGGTGTCCCCGACTATAAGGTCCAAACTACAGAATGGAATGCTGAAAACAAAAACTTAGAAACTGAAGATAGTGATAAAATGTTTTATAATATAGAGGAGAAAAAATGAAATTAACAGCTAACATAACCTTGGACGAGCTTACTAAGAGCCAAGTCGCTGAGAGGAAGGGAATAAATAATAATCCTAACCCAGCGCAAATAGAAAATTTAAAAGCATTGGCTACAAATATATTACAGCCAGTTAGATCACATTTTGAAAAACCACTAATTATATCATCAGGATTCCGTTGTGCTCAGCTTTGCGTAGAAATTGGTAGCAGTGTAAATAGCCAACATGTAGCTGACAATGGTGCGGCTGCAGCAGACTTTGAAATACCTGGTGTAGATAATAGAGAGCTAGCTCTTTACATCAAGAATGAGCTAGAATTTGACCAGCTCATCTTAGAATTTTATCGTGATAACGAACCGACTTCGGGCTGGATACACTGTTCGTATTCTACTGAAAATAATAGAAACCAATCATTGCGAGCTATGAGAGAAGATGGCAAAGTTATTTACAAACCTTGGTTAGAATAATATGGATTGGCAAAAAGATTGGTTATTAAAAACTAAATTGGAAGTAGAACCTATTAGAAAAATTATAGATCAAGCAGGTGGAACTCTTGAAGATATAAGTGATAAAAGCACTAGAGGTTTTGGTTGCCAACAATTTTATTTGCTTAATAAAAAAGAAAAATTCAATGAAGTGATTGAAATCGTCAAAGATCAATTAAATCACATAAGCAAAAAGTCTTATAAGTTGTTAACTGCGTGGACAGTTTTAGGACAAGAAAATAATTATCATAGAGTGCATTCACATAGTGAACCTACAAATCATGTATCTACAGTTTTATATTTAAGGGTTCCTGAAAATAATTTTCATCAATCTGGTGAATTTTATTATTTTTTAAAAGAGGAAGAAAAAATAAAATTATATTCTTTCGCTCCTTTTGAGGGTCTTTTAGTGATTATGCCAAGGCATATATTACACGGTACTTATCCTCAAGCAAAAGGAATAAGGCAAACTTTAAATATGGATTTTGAAATAGGAGGATAATATGGCAATTACAAGAGGATCAATAGCGAAACAAGTCGAAGGCAAATTAAGAGGTGCTAGAGATGAAAAAGAAAAAAAACGTAGGGTTATTAAAGCTATTAAACTCAAATCCAATCGCAAAAATCGTAAGGTCTAGTTTCTTTTCTCATAAAGTGGTACAATCAAAAAAGTTGTACAACCGCAAAAAGGAGAGAATTGACACTCTCAAAGCGGCCGCTAAAAAATATGAGTGATAGAGAAGAAACAAATAAAAAGAAAGTTGTTAAGTATGTTCAAGAAAAATTTGAAGATGCTAAACAAATGTCTATGTTTAAATTTTTACGGCAAGAAGTAGAAGTTAACGGAACAGGTACACATAAGTATAGAATTAAGGTTGGTCCTAACAAAGGTAAAGTATTATGACAAAATTATGTGCCAGAGGTAAAGCAGCAGCTAAGAGAAAGTTCAAGGTATATCCCTCAGCATATGCTAACGCATACGCAAGCAAAATTTGCGCTGGTAAAATTAAAGATCCATCTGGTGTAAAGAGAAAAGATTTCAAAGGTCCAAAACCCCAAATGAAGAATGGTGGACTTGCAAGAGGTATGGGTGCAGCTATCAAAGGTGGAAAATTTGAAGGCGTGTTCTAATGGGAAAGAAAAAAATATTTCCTGATTATTTAAAAGGCACAACTGTTGGAGGTGGCGTAAATGTTTATGATGATGAATATGTTACTTCTCCAAAAATAGATTTAAATGTAAAAAGAAAAGGTGTTACAATTGGAGTATCAGGTGAGAAACCTTTTTCAAAAATAGATAAAAGGAACATAAATAGTATTTTAGGTTTAGATATAGTTAAAGAAAGAGAAAGTTCTTCATTTGGTATTAGAGGCACAAAACAAGGTAAGTCAAAAAATATAGGAATATCTTTTTCTAAAAGTTTTAAGAAAGGTGGATTAAAAAAATGGTTTTCAGAAAAATGGGTAGATATTGGAAGCAAACGAGCAGATGGTTCTTACGCACCCTGTGGCCGTTCAAAATTAAAAGCGGACAAGAAACGGAAGTATCCAAAGTGCGTGCCTGCTGCCAAAGCAGCAAGGATGACAGACTCCGAGAGGAGGAGTGCCGTTGCAAGAAAAAGAGCTAAACCTCAAGGAGTTGGTGGTAAACCAACAAATGTTAAGACATTTACTAAGAAATACTATGGTGGTATGATCGACGTATGAGCAAATTTAAAAGAACAGACAAGAAGAGACCTATATTAATAAATAAGAAAACTAAAATTTTTGAGCTATTTCCAAGTGGAGTTTACGGAAGTGGACTTAAAGTAAAAGATTTTCAAAGTATTTTAAAGTCTTCAAAAAAAGGAAATAAATTGGGAGGCATGATGAAATATAGCGAGGGAGGTTCACCAAAACTATCTGATTATACAAAAAATTTAATTAGTAAATCAGATCAAGGTATTGGAAGAGGTATTTCAAAAACAAAAAGTATTTTAGCAAGTGTAAAAGCAAAAATTGCTAAAGCTAGTGAGCTTATGAGAAAAGGTCCAGCAGCTTTTAGTGCTAAAGGTGCAACAAAATTTACTGGAGATACAGCTCCATTATCAAAGTTTACTGTAAAGAGTGCTAACATAGCAACTAAATTACCTGACAGACCAGGGTCAAAGATTAATATTGGTAAGACTAAACCAGGCGAAGTTTTTAAAAAATTAGCTAAATCAAAAGCTTTAAGAGTTGCAAGATTAGCTACACCAATAGGAGCTGCAACAGTTGTAGCAACAAGTATTAAAAAAAGAGATCCTAAAGCAGTTAAAAGAGAAAGAGATTTTTACAAAGGTAAAAAATACAAAGATGTAGGTTTTGAATCTATGATGGATTACGCAAAACCAAAAAGTAAAGGTGGAGTAATATCATACAATAGAGGAGGATTTAATTATGCCATTAAATAAAAAAGGTAAAGAAATTATGAAATCTATGAAAGATGAATATGGTAAGAAAAAAGGCGAAAAAGTTTTCTATGCCTCTAAAAATAAAGGCACTATTAAAAACGTAGAAAAAGCGAGATTTGGTAAACTTTTAAAAAACTTTATTAATAGCAGCAGTGGAAAAAAAATTTTTAGTAAAAAAGAAATGGGAGCAACATCACAAGTTGGAAATAAAAGAAGTAATTTAATTACAGATTTATATCAAAATCAAAAAAAAACTGGTGTTGTGCAAGCTGCTACAGGTAAAATGATGAAAGTAAAAAAAGTTAAGGGAGCTTTAGAGAAAGCTTCTAAACTACATGCTGCACAAGCTAAAACTTTAGGTAATGTTTTAAAAGCAGCAGGTGGTGGATTAAAAGAAGCTACAAAAAGATTAAAAGCACAAGGATATAAAGGAGGAAATATGGCATTAAAAAATCCAAAAAAAGCAGACCTTGATAAAGACGGAAAATTATCAAGCTATGAAAGAAAAAGAGGAAAAGCTATTGAAGATAATATGATGAAAGCATCCGTAGGTATGGAAGCTAAATCAACAAAAGGTTATGGAGCTGCAAGAACTTCAGGAATGGGTCTTGAAGATCAAGAGCTACCACCCGGTAAGTCTTTAGATTATTATAAAGATATAATGTAATGAATTATGGCTACGTCAGGAACTACAGCATTCGATTTAAACATCGATGATATTATTGAAGAAGCATATGAGAGATGCGGGATACGAACTAATAGTGGTAAAGATTTAAGATCAGCAAGAAGAAGTTTAAATTTGTTATTTTCTGAATGGGGTAACAGGGGAGTTCATCTTTGGAAGGTTACATTAAAAGAACAATTACTAACAGCTGGCACAGCAACATATACAACACCAGCTGACTGTAATGATGTTCTTGAAGCTTATATTTCTACAAACACAGGAATTGGCCCATCTATTACTGATGTAACATTAACTAAAATAGATAGATCAGCTTATGCTGCTTTACCTAATAAAGGATCAACAGGACAGCCGTCTCAATATTTTATAGATAGACAAACTACACCTACTCTTACACTTTATTTAGCACCTGATGCTACAACTTACACTTATGTAAAATATTACTACATAGGAAGAATTGAAGATGCAGGAGTTTATACAAATCAAGCTGATGTTGTTTATAGATTTTTACCATGTATGTGTTCTGGCTTAGCTTATTATTTATCAATGAAGAAAAACGCATCTTTAACTTCAGCCCTTAAATTAATTTACGAAGATGAATTACAAAGAGCTCTTACTGAAGATGGTCAAAGAACTTCTGTTTACATTTCACCACAAACTTACTTTGGAGATGGAGTATAATGGCTTACGCAAGAGGAAAAAGATCACAAGCAATATCTGATAGATCAGGACAAGCTTTTCCATATACTGAAATGGTAAAAGAATGGAATGGTTCTCTTGTACATATTTCTGAGTATGAAGCAAAACACCCTCAGTTAGATCCACCATATCATAAAGCTGATGCTATTGCTTTAAAGAATACTAGATCACAAAAATTTCAACAACCTAAAACGGTTGCAGACAATGATAATACAATAGCTGACTCTGGAGGTATAACAGTTGGAGTAGCTAATTTAACTTTACCGGGTTCTTTTGCTTTTCAAGTATTTCATGAACAAGTAACTGATGATGGTCTTACAACAAGTATTTCTTCAATGACACCAAGAGATCCATCATTACAAAACAGAAGAAGACAAGCTAATACAGCTCTTGGTCTTGTAACAGTGAGTATTTCATAATGGCTATAACTTATACAAATTTTTTAACACAAGTGAGAAACTATACTGAAGTAGACAGTAACGTTTTATCAGATACTATTTTAGATCAATTTATAAGAAACACAGAATTAGATATAGCAGGTAAGGTTGATTATGATGATTTAAGAAAATATGCTACTTCAAATTTTACTGTGGGTAATCGTTATGTTTCTTTGCCATCCGACGCTCTAATTTTGAGATCTGTGCAAGTGATAGACGGAACCACAAGAGTTTTTTTAGAAAAAAGAGATACTAGTTTTATTTCAGAATTTAATCCTACTGGTGTTCAAGGTACACCAAAATATTATGCCAATTGGGAAGACAATGTTCAAACAGGACCAGTTATTCTGGTAGCTCCTACTCCTGCTGCGGCTAATACTGTTCAAATAAATTATATAAAAGATCCACCTCATTTTGATAGTTCTACAAATACTTTTTTATCTACACAGCAAGAAGCTCTATTACTTTATGGAGTTTTGGTAGAGTGTTATTCTTTTCTAAAAGGACCTGCTGATCTTTACAACCTATACAGACAAAGGTATGATGAAAGTATGCAATCTTTTGCTGTTCAACAAATGGGCAGAAGAAGAAGAGGCGAATTTGACGATGGAGTACCTAGGTTAAAAGTAGAATCTCCATCACCATAAATTTTATTAAGGAGATAACATGGCAATAACAACTAACGCTATCTGTAATACTTTTAAAAAAGAATTACTAGAAGCAACACACAATTTTAGTAACCCAGGTGGTAACTCATTCAAGTTAGCAATGTATACTAACTCGGCTACTTTAGGAAAATCGACAACATCTTTTACAACAGGAAACGAAGTATCATCACCATCTGGTGGATATTCTTCTGGTGGTAAAGCACTTGTAAACACAGGAACATCTTTAGCTTCTAACACAGCTATCACAGATTTTTCAGACTTGTCTTTTACAGGAGTAACTATCACAGCAAGAGGTGCGTTAATTTATAATGACACTGCAACTGGAGATCCAGCTGTAGCGGTATTAGATTTTGGCGGTGATAAAACTGCAACTGCAGGAACTTTTACTATTCAGTTCCCAGCGTTCACAACTTCTGCTGCAATTCTAAGAATAGCGTAAGGATTAAAATGATATGGCCACTGGATGGGGCAGAAAAAGT